ATATAACTGGTGTAGATTATCATATTCTTCAAATGATATCTTGCTTTCACCTAATTCAAAATTACAAATATTGTTCAGTGTATATGACTCTTGTGATTTACCACTTGGAGCATACCATTTGTATAATTCAAGGTAATCAAGAGTTGCTATACCCTTAAAATCATATGCAATCAATTCACGATTATTGACAACTGCTTTTCTGCTATCAATCAAACCCCATGGTGATAACTTCTTCATCTCTGCTTCACCAACAAGACTGGTAAATCTGTTGATAAGATATGGAATATCAAAGAACTTAATATTCCAACCAGACATTACATCAGGACAATTCTGTTGCCAATAAGAAATGAACTTTTTGCAAAGATCAATTTCATTTTTGCATTTATGGTAAATCTCTGTTCCTTGAACGACATAATCTCCACAACCAAATACTACCATATCGCCACCAATATACTTGATTGCGATTGCAGTTATAGGTTCTTTTGCAATGTAGGGATCAGGAAATCCATTTTCAGATCCAACTTCAATATCAATAATTGCGATTGATAAATCTTCAAGTTTCCAATCAATCATTCCTTTGAATTCATCAGCAATAAATGAATACTGATAAGATGAATTACCATATACTTTGAAATTGTCAACATCTTCATATCTCTTGACGAAATCTCTGGCCTCACGAATTGTTTCAAACTTCATGGGCTCAAGATATTCACCATCAAGATTCTTGAATACAGTAGGTTTTTTAGAAGGCAAAAACAAGGTCGGCTCAAAAGCAACCTTTAGCTTTATCCGCCGACCTTCTTTAACACCTCTATACAAAATGTTGTTACCTACACAAGCAACATTTGTGTAATAGTTAGAACTCATCAAATTTTTGGCATTGCACTTGCGATTTCAATTCCACTTCCAAACATTTTATTGTATTGATTTTCAAGATCCCTTGTTGGTGTAGTGACACACAGAACATTACCATCAGAGATTTTAATCCCTGAACTAAATTCTTCACAGAAGTCTAGAAAAGGTGCAAAGCCCATCATTGGACCATCTTTACTTGGTTGAACAATAACCTGAACTGGATTTTTAAGAACTACATCGTTCTCATAATAATCATAATCACAGATTATAGTATGGTTAGTTTTTAGCGTTACAAGTTTTACAGTCATAATATTTCCTATACAGTTACCATCGTATCGGCTGATACGACACCAATTGTGATCCATCGTTTGGGAAACAACATTTCCCTACCTCGGTAATCATTCATATCGCAAGTAGGATCAGGAACAAACCCAAGAACTTCTACCTGATTATCAAAGTCCCGAAGGGCCAGATCATACTTATCGGCTTTGGGCATTTTGTTTTCAACTGCGATTTTCTTTGCGAGGTCACGAATATTCATTGAATTACCTTTGTTTAAGTTTAAGTAGAAACACTATTATAGCATACTTCAGATGACTTGTGTGGTAATAATCTAACGGTCTTCATCTTTTGTTAAATTCTTAATGTAAACTGCGCCATCAACTACACTAATATCCAGAACATCACCTTCATACCATTTCAAATCATTCAGCATATCTTCTGGAAGTTGAATGATTGCGTCTCCATTCTCAAGAATTTCTACAACATCACCTGTATAAATTTTCATTCTGTTTCCACTTTCACATTACATTTTTTAAGAAACTCTATGCCTGCATCATTCCTATAGGAATGATGATAATAAACTTCAATTATTCCTGCTTGATATATCATCTTTGCACAATCGAGACATGGTGCATGAGTTACAAATAATGTTGCACCATCACAAGAGTTTGTTGATCTTGCTACCTTAGCAATGGCATTTGATTCGGCATGCAGGGCCTCTGGTTTTGTTTTGAGAAGTAATTCTCCAACATCATTAATATATTCGTCCTCACAAACATTAGTCCAACCAGATGGCATTCCATTATATCCAATGCCGATGATAGTATCATTCTTCACGATAACACAACCGACTTTCAATCGTATTGCTGAAGACAACTGAGAATATACCTCAGCAGCATTCATATGTGCAACAATAAATTTATGCTGCATCATTTTTGGTTGGCTTATCAGTTTTTAGTTTTTGCGTCTTTACCTTCGCTGAATGAAGTTGGGACTGAATCATCAGATTCTTGTATTCGTTTCGTTTGTCACCAGAAAGAGTAGCAAGAATTCTTTTGGTTGTCTTGGATAGTCTAAAGTTTTTGTCAGGTTTCATCATGATTAATTATCTCATAAAATTATATAAAAGTGTGGTAAATAAGGGAGTCATTGCGACTCCCTTTCCTCAAAGAGGTATTATTCCTGCAAAAGTTGTGACTTAGATTTAGTTTCCATAGAATCTGAAATCTCGACTTTCTTAGGCTTTTTGTGATCAGGAATGATATTTTCCAGACCAATACGAAGAATACCATCATTGAATTCAGCGCCAGTTACTTCAAGAGTATCTGAAATCCGAACTGTTTTGGTAAAAGACCTAGTTCCAATACCTTTGTGTAGATATTCAACTTTGGTTTTCGTTTCTTCTTTGTTTCCCTTGATAATCAAGTATCCATCATTAACAGTAATATCAATTTCGTTTCTAGAGAAACCAGCAATTGCTAGGTCTATCAAGTAGATATTATCACTTACTTTAATGATGTTATGTGGTGGAAAACTTGATCCTGTCTTCTGAAAATTAGCTTCAATAATCTCTTCAAAGTCCTTGAAGAATCTATCAAATCCAAGAGTAGAGTGTTGTAGTGGACCAAAACTAATATGTCCTAATGTCATGTAAATCTCCTATTAAGCGAGGGTTTAAAAAACGTGGCCCCGAAGGCACCACAATATTATTTAGTCAATACTTCGTATGCTTCCCGATTGACCAAATAAATTCTTTCAGGTAATTCTTTTTTGAATACTCTGATAAATGTATAGTGAGTATCAACAACGACATCATCTATATTTTTACAATAGACAATCTCGTTGCTATACCTATTTCTCAATTCTTTTAGCTTCATAATAAAACTCAATTTAATGTTGATAAATCTTTTTACCTATACTATATTTTGTTACCAATTCCCAATCATCTTTTTCTTTGAAAGAAATGATCTTTATCTGGTGTAAAGGTGCAATATTATTCTCTAGCAGTTTAGGGTTGAGAATCTTTACAAGACCCCATTCCTGAAGCAGATTAGCAATTGCATTTCTTCTCTGTATATCATTCTCGGATATATTGGATGGTTTGCCATCTAATGCAAAAAGTTCTTTGAAATGCACTATGTAATAGTGTCCCTGCTTGTGCAGGATATGACACGATTGGTAAAGAACTCTTTCTTTCCGAGAAGAAACACCAATTCTGGTCAATGTTTCTCTAACTTTTAAAAAGTCATCTTGTTCATTGAGTAAAACCTCAACAAACGTATTCAAGTCTACCATACTACCTCTTCAATCCACCGATATCGGTATGTTCTTTTAATTGTTGGATTTGTTCTTTGCTCAGTATTCTTGAGGCTTCAAGAGCCTTAGAATTAGAAAATCCATAGACTTGTTTGATACATGACAAATCATCTTTTTTCTCAGGTTTTGCCCACTTCGCAAACGGTCTTTTCTGGGACCTGACAGTATTTAGAAAAAAATGGAACTGTAGCTTTTTATCAAGAAAACTACGCCGATTCATCTCATTTGCAAATAAAATGCAATCCCTGTGGTAGGATAGCCCTCTATTCATGAGAAATGGCTCATATTCTTTTTCTGTCAGATCATCAACAATCAAATTCTTCTTATTTTGAAGAATTGCATTTAGATAATCAAATGGATTACTCATTTTGAAGCTAATATGTATAGACCAATATTCGCAAAAGAATACCCAAGATATGCTATAAACATACCAAGATTATTATAGGTAAACCATTGTTCCATAGCAACATAAAAATATACCAAAGTTGTCAAAAGTATAAGATTTGCACTCATACAAACTCACAATCTACCATTATTTCAGTTAAACATGCAACCATATTAATCTCTTGATCTGCAACAAATGCTTGTTTATACTGATAATCAGCAAGAATAATAACGGCTTGAGGAATAGATTGTGGTTTCATAGTCTCATATAGACTATCGTATAATTGCCGGAATAGACTTGTTGCATCAACTTCAGACGTTCCTACCCACTTCCGAATCGCACCAAAATCTTTTGCTTTGATATGCTTTACAATCTCGGATATCTGAATATTTCCAATCTGTGAAAGAATGCCAGTATCAATCTTTCCAAACTGAGAATACCTCTGCAACTCATTCAATGCCCTGCGAAAGTCAGGAAAGTGCTTCTTGATTAATTCTGCAATAACTGAGTCTACAAACTCAACTTTTTCACTTTGCAAAACCATCTGAATTCGCTTGAAAAACAAAGAAGCCATCTTTGCCTTCTCACCATTCTTCAAAATGAATTCAATGACTGCACACCGCGAATGCAATGGATCAATCAACTTACTCTTATAGTTACAAGTAAAAATGAATGAACAGTTACCTGCAAACTCTTCAATAGAGTTTCGTAGAATTGCTTGGGCTGCAGGAGTTAGATAATCTGCCTCATCAATGATGATAACCTTACGACCACCAGTAAGAGATACAGATGATGCATAATTCTTGATCTTATATCGAATGGTATCTACACCATTTTCATCAGAACCATTAAGAATCATGAAGTCACAACCAATTTCATTGCACATGGCTTTTGCAACTGTAGTCTTACCTACACCTGCACCGCCTGTCAATAGAAGATTGGGAATTTGTTTCTGATTTACATATTCCTGAAATGGCTTTTTCAAGCGATCAGGTAGAATACACTCTTCAACTGTTTTAGGACGAAATTTTTCGGTCCACAATAGATGTTCCAAAATTCAATTCTTTCATAATAAAAAAACATTATAACATAACCTCCGATTTAAAGAGGTTATGTTTCACATAAACTTACTTACCAGATTTTAGAATATCAATTCTGTATTGCAGTACAGAGGCTGCGGTATTGAAATGGCCAGTTCCTTCTTCATAGGGTTTGTAATAATCAGACAAAAGACTTGCGACTTCAGCCTCAAGAACTGCAATATAGGTTTCGGAAGATATCATATTATTTCTTCTCATTCAAACGTGCAATTGTTTCAAGATAACCTTCAGTTACCAATTGCGAATCATCTTCAAATTTGATCATTGATCCTAATCCAAGAGGATCTTCTGTAACATACAGAACTTGATCAGGATTAACTGCAATTGAACCACCACGGGGTAAGGTAAATAGTTTCAACATGATTATGCTTTCTCAAAGTTGGAACCAATTTCAGTGGTAATCCAATATTGGAGAGATTGAGTCTTGCTCTTGAAGTGGGATACACCCTTTGAAGAAATTGATACATCATAATCACCCATCATGATCTTGCTGATATTCTCTGTCTTGAATACCATGCGATACTTATCACCATTACCCTTACACAGTTCAAGTGCATCAGTATGTGCAGAATCATTTTGAAGATCAACAGTCAAAATACTTACTGTAGTACCATCAGATTCAACTGCAATTTGTGGTGAAGATAGAACAGATGCAGCCCTCATAACCCAATCAAAATCTTCAGATGAAAATTCAAAATTGATTTCGGCTTCAGGCATTGCAATTTGTTTCTCAGGTGGAATTACCAACATAGTAGGAACACAGAACCGATACTTGATCTTGCTTCGACCCTTATTACCACAGATGATAACATGCTTTTCATCAAACTCAAATGTAGGATCATCTTTATGGAGAGATACCACAGACATAAAGTTGTTCAGATCATACACACCAAACTCCGCAGGAATTTCTTCGGCAATATCAACCTCAGCAAGAATATTCTTGTGGGAAGAAACAGTCTTGAGTTTCTTACCCTTCTTGAACAGAATACCTTGATTGATTGCACCAAAATTCTTCAAAATACCAATTGTTTCTTTAGATAGCTTCATTATCTTGTTCCTTTGTCATATCATGATTATGTATTGCCATTATAGTATAGTGTAACACTTTCATCAAGTCTTTTCGGTTATATCCGTCTTTTTTACCATATCTCTGGACATACTTCATGATATTACCTATACAGAAACCTTCACCATGTCCTGAGTCCATGATAAACTCAGTAGCTTGAAATCTGTTTCGTGAATAGTGCTCACTATAAGTTGAATCAATATATTCTTTCAATTCTTCAACTATATTATCTTCATCATACCTGTAGCTAATACTCATAGCTTACCGGTCCACTGAGCAACAGCAGGCATATTACCTGTGAATGCATAAGATCCAATATGTTGAGTCTTCATCCATGGACATAGATAAATCTCTCCACCCATCTTGCGCCACATTTGACAGAACATATAATCTTCACTTAGATATCTGTCTGATCCACCGCCCGTGATACTATCTGCACTATCAATAACAGTATCAAAGTATGCATGGATATATCGTGAACCATCAAAGTTTGCTTGGCCTACATGATCTGGCTTATAGCGAATTGTTGGATATTGAACAGCCATTTTGCTAAAGACTTCACGTTTAACCATCATAAAACCAGTACCAATTTCCATAACTTCAAGTGGTTCAGTAACTTGAAATTGCTGTGTTCCCTTTACAACATTGAATACATATTCACCAACAAGAGTTTCAAGTTCTTTTGCTTCCATTTCTGGATGATTTCTTGCTGCTGTCGCTATATTATTCCAATTGATAGACTTCTTTGGATAAGGGCCACCAATAACTTCTTTATCAAGCGCAAGAAGTGCGATTACATCTTGTGGATTGTAATGGATATCAGAATCAATGAACAGAAGGTGTGTAAAATCAGTCCTGAGAAATTCATCAACAAGATAGTTTCTGGCCCGAGTAATCAGAGATTCATTGAATAGAAATGAGAATTTGGTTTCAATACCATATTTTGACATAGTAGATTGCAAATCAAGAGCAGATTTCATATACAATCCATGTGCCATACCACCATACATCGGTGTCGCGACAAATAGTTTATTCTTCTTTAGTTCTTCAACTTTAACTTGTATTTCCATAATTAATCCATTCTATAAAAAAGAGGAGTGATACTATTATATATCACTCCTCTTAATATTTTGTCTAGAGATTAGACAAAAGCACGTTCACCTTGCGAACGCATAGCAGCAATACCCGAAGCAACCATACGCTTGGTAGGAGTACCAAGGCGATAGAAAGAAACTTTCTTGCCGTTGCTATTGATGCGAGTATTCAAATAGATTGCATGCCCTTCATTACGCAACTCATTAATGGTTGCACTAGGATTACCAACACCAAACATGCTATGCATCTTATTTGCAGTAAGAGTGTTATATTGGGAATTCTTGCTAAGGTACGAAATTACTTTTTGCTTTGTAGACATTTAAAACTCCATGATAAAAAATGAATCGCTAGTGTATTAAATCTGAGAGGCGATTCGGTCTCTCAAATGATGTAGTATTATAGCTGATACTGTATCACTAGTGTGGTAATGATACAGTATCTTATTAACTATTACCTAGAAAGGTGATCCTTCTGCTTCTACTGCAACAGGAACAGGCGCCATAATTTGTTCGACAGTAGCACCAGCATCAACCTTTGTATAAAGATCAGCAAAAGAGGCTTTGGTTTCATCATCAAACCTATTAAGACATTTGGTAATGGCTTTCATCTTATTGCCGAAGATACTAAAAGTTTCTACGATATGAACAAGCCGACGGGTAGAAATAACTTCATCACATCCGCCAACGGCAAAAGTTTTGCGAATAACATCTGCCCAAGTAACAAGTTTATCGGCAAAATCATCATCACTACATCCTGCTGAATCCAGTTCTTTGCGAATGATTTTTCGTTCAGTAGCAACAGGCGGCCAGTCTTGTTCAAGGGTATTGCGGAATCGTTCAAGGAACGCTTCATTAAGAACATTGGTGAACATATAACGTCCATCATCTGATCCTTTACCCTTAGTATTTGCAGTTGCATAGACAGTAAATCCTGGTGCAGGAACAATCAATTCGCCTTTCTTCTTCAACATAAATGGGCGACCTTCAAGAACCCGCTGAAGACAGGAAAGATTTTGCGCGCCATAATCAATTTCATCGATACAGAGAACAGCACCTTGCCGAGCAGCAATTGTCACAGGACCATCACGCCATTCCATATTGCCATTGATCAATACATAGTTGCCAAGCAAATCACTTTCATCTGTTTCAGGAGTCATTGAGACACATACGAATTTGCGTCCTGCTTTGGCACAAGCCTGTTCAACGGACATTGTTTTGCCGTTACCTGAATGTCCTGTAATGAAAACAGGGAAGAATTTATGCGATTTAACGATAGAAACGATATCATCAAAATCACCAAAAGGAACATAATTCTTATAAACCGCAGGAACCAAATTAATAGTTTCCAGTTCAGTAATTACATTTGCAATTTTGTTTTGTGATTTCTCAGGAGGCTGCATCATGGGAATTACTTTTGCTTGGTGATTAATCATTTGATGTTCAATAGCAACAATACCAGGAACTTTATACATTCCTCGTCCAACACGATTATCTTTATTGTTTGTAAACCATTGAACACCAGGAATATTCATCTTTCGGCAAACTTCCATAATCTCGGTTCGGGTCACTTCATTTTTACCCAGTTTAGCCAGATTATTCAGAAAGTCTTCCTTCTTTTCTTTACGACTAGACATTATATAGATTCCTATCACATTTAGATACTAACATTATATCACATTCCAACACGTTTGTCAAGAGAAATATTGACTTAATCGGTAATTATGCTGCAATTCCCTGGATAAACTTGGAAACTAGAACCCTATTAATCAATTTTTTCTTATTAAGATTGCTAAAGGCATTCTTCAATTTGGCAGTAGTAAATTTACCTTCGATATTCAGTTCTTCATCACCGATAGCCAACTCATCACCACCAACAACAATAAAGAATGAGTTAAATCCAGGTTTCTTTGAAATGATAAACTTATCTTTTCTCAATTGCTTCAGAACAATAGTCAGTTTTTCTTTTGATTGATGATATTCTTTGCCATACACAATTACTTTTTTGCCATTTTCATCATAAAATTGGTTTTCAAGGGCTTTCATTGTTTTTCCACGATAACTAGTAGGAGCAAGAAAGAATCCAAAAATCTTTGATTCTGTAGTCTTCTGAAACCAATCAAATATTGATTTTGTCATTTCTGCATGTAATAAATCATCATTTTTAGTAGCTGATAATTGATACTGAAACTTTGATGTATTGTCTACAATAACAGTATTAAACGATAACCTAATTCTACTGTCTATGAAACCATCAGATTTATCGGTAACTTTTTCTTTATAATAAAAACATCTATCTGCATCACCATCGTGAACAATGACAAGGTTCGTCAAGTCCAAATTATTTTTCTTCTTAAAATCTACCATGATATCTTTCATGGCTACCATAGCTTGCAAAAGAGGTGTATTAGAAAGTCTTTCTCCGGGTGGATGAGAAACTCTAGATTGCAATGGATTCCTATCATATGCTTTCATTAAAAGAACCATATTACGAAATGCATTTGAAAATGTCGAACTAGACATTGAAGAATTCAAATATTCACGCAGAAATACAGTGTTGAATCCTATTGATCTATCTTTCGCTTCAAAACAATTTTTATTATAATCTTCATTTGGAAAATCAGTCTTTCTTCCTGTGACATCATCACCAAAACCATAGACAACAAACGGAATATTCACTTTGCGACAAAACATCGAAAGTACCAAAATCTGTTCAATTGAACTTGTCAAATTTTCAGACATAGAACCTGAGCGATCAAGTAGCAGAATCATGCCATGAGATTTACCTTTAGGCACAATCGTCATTTTACGAAAAATATTATCATCAAACTTATATGAAGAAAGTTTATTGATATCAAGATCACCAGTATTAGAAATTTTAGCTTTTGAATATTTTGTTGCTGCTTTACGCATTTCAAATTCTTTTGAAAGCAATGAAACATACCGTTCATTCTTGCGCTTGAAATCCGTTACATATTTGCTAAATTCAATATTCCTATGGGGATATGAATTAAAATGTTTGCTCAACAATTCTTGAACTCGGCTAACAGGAGTTATGATATTCTTATGAATAGGTTTGGGAATAGTCAAATAGATATATTCCTTACATTGGTCATCAAGTAAAGATACTTCATTAGATCGATAGGTATCATCAGTCTTACATTCAGGATCAAATTGATCTTCTTCTGAAGCAGACGATTCTTTATTCCTATTCCATGCGGACGACTCTTCAGATTTATCTTTCTCTTCTTCTGAATCTTCTTCGCTTTTACCAGATTCACCATCTTCTGATTCACCATCTTCTGATTCACCATCTTCTGATTCACCATCTTCTGATTCACCATCTTCTGATTCACCATCTTCATCACTCTGTTCAAGATCATATTCTCCACCATCTTCATCAGAAGAATCCGAAAAATTAAAGTCTTCAAAATCATTTTGCTTTATCTGATTCTGTTCACCTTTAGAATATGCATAAATTTCATCGGTAAGTATAATAACTTCTTCCCACGATTCTAATGCAATAATCCTTTTCATAAAACCAGATTCTATTTCATTGAATTTGATATTAGCGGTATATTGACTTTTAGTATAGATGTTCAGTCGATCAATAAAAGGCAGTTTATTGATATTCTTACCAATTATCCCAAAGAAATCTTGTTCCATCAGTTCAGCATAGGCCAAACGAAAAGAATTTCTTAGACCTGGATATTTGCGCTGAATCTTTTTCTCAATTCGGGCATCTTCTACCACATTAAGAAAAGACTTGTAATTTATCTTTTTAGTGGGATCAATAACTGCATTATGCCAACCATCAGCAGGAGTCCATCGCGCATGGCCAACTTCATGGCCGCCCAATAGATCATACATATATCCAGACATATTCTTCCAGATAGGAAGATATAGAACACGATTAATAGGATCAAATCGTGCCGTTGACATTTTCCGATGTTCAATAGTCACATTCTCCGTTGCCATCAGTTTGGCAAGGGCAGACTTGGACTCTACTGTAAAAGTTGTCATCTAGTTTCCTTTTTGATTTTGCATAAGTATTATATCATAAAAGACGCCACATGTCAAGCACTTTATAAGTCGTTGAAAAACATAGACAAATTCGTGTCGTTTCTTCTCCAATACGCGGGTCTATTGTTCCAGCAAGTAGTTTTTACCTTCTCATAACCATGTTTTCTCATGGTATTATTAAAAAGAAGACTGATATCTTTACCTGAATACGTTTCAGTGAGATTTTTATAGATATTGAAATGCCCTATAGCCATTGAAGTAAATGCATTTGCAATGATCATATACTTTGGATTGCAATGCTCTATTACTTGAACAAGATGTTCTATTGGTCTTTCAAAATGTTCAAAATATTCCGATGCAAAAATGAGATCACAAGGAGTATTCTCATAAGAACCAATAATTGTAAAGTCATGCTGATTACCTAAATTCTTTGCCATCTCATATTGACTACTACCTTCAATATTAGTTCCAAATACTTTACTATTGGAAAAAAGTTCCTTTAGTGCTGTAGTTGTATATCCGAAACCACATCCAAGATCAATTATTGTATTTGCTTTGATATCAGATACTATGCTTTTACCAAAAAAAGATTTGTTTGCATTGATATCTTTGAGATATCTTCTTGAATAGTTAGCCCAACATAACCACAATTCACAAAAGTAAAAGGGATCAGAATATACAGAATAGTCAGGTATTTCAGTTTCAAGTGAAGTATACCATTTTTTCTGAAGACTCAACATTTCTGCATATTCGTGATCAGGTACTTCAATTCCGTTATGAAATTTTCTGAATGCTAAGGTAACTTCATATGCTCTTTCAATATCAATCTTTGCATATCGTGAACATTCAGTAAGATAATGTCTCAGCGAATCTTTGGTAATTTCATCTACAATCATGCTTTGAAATTTGTAACAAGTCTCATACCATAATTATTGATACCTTCAGGAACAACGATCTTCTTTTTATATCGAAGTTCATTCTTCTTGAATTGCGAGTAGTCTACATAGTGATGCCATCTTCCGTATTTCCAAACAACACGGGCTACATCAGGATGCATATCAACTAACATCTGTGATTTGTTGATAGTTCCATCTGGATTGTACTCTCCATCTTTTCGTTCTTGTTTATCCTCAACGCCTTCTTTATGATAAAATTCAGCAGTATTACCACCCTTAACTGTTTGGGTTGCTGCTTTACCAATAAGAAAAGCATTGAACTGAATTGTGCAATCTCCATCTTTTAGAACACGGAGGCAGATATCAGTATCTTCATTATATCTACCACGCCAACGATGCTTACAATCATTTCTAATCAGTAGACAAGAATATATGCGAGTATTCTTTACATAGGGCGGATACTTTTGATCAGGTGCAATAAAGAATCGATACTGAAATCCTGAAATAGGAACATTTTCAAATCTATCAACAAAGTCTTCTGCGGCACGAAAGATTGCACCAGATTCTACACGGATTCGCACATTCTTATGAAGGCGATAAAAGTCACCAATATTATCATCTAGTACCCAATGTGAATCTGCACCAATAGAAATAGAATGATCCCAACACCAGTTTCTTGCACGACCTGGTCCATCACCATGATTACTAAATGGTGCGATTAGCAATGTTACATAGTCACGAATTTTAAAATTATCCAATGCTTTTTCATAGTTCACTTCATCTTGCGGTTCAATAGCAATATAATGT